TCAGAGTACCTTGGAAAAAAACTCCTGCAGCCTGGGATTGGCAGGGCGGTCGATAACGCGGTCCGGAGGCCCTTCTTCCACAATTTTCCCTTTATCCATGAACAGGACGCGGGAAGCAACCTCCCGCGCGAACCCTATTTCATGGGTAACCACTACCATCGTCAGTCCTCCCTGCGCCAGCTCCTTCATCAGGGAGAGCACTTCTCCCACCATTTCCGGGTCCAGGGCTGATGTCGGCTCGTCAAACAGGATGACATCCGGATTCATGACCAGGGCGCGCACGATGGCGATGCGCTGCTTTTGGCCTCCGGAAAGCTGGAGGGGATAGGAGTGCCTCTTGCCGTACAGCCCAATGCGCTGGAGAAGGGTTTCCGCCTGGTCTGCTGCCTCCTTTCTGCTGGAGCGTCCCGTTTTAACCGGGGCGATGGTGATATTTTCTAGAATGGTCAGGTGCGGGAAAAGGTTGAAATGCTGGAAAACCATGCCTACGTGCTGGCGGAATTGATTGACGTCCGTTCCGGGAGAGGTAACCAGCTTTCCCTTGAAACGGATTTCTCCGGAGGTCGGTTCCTCCAGCAGGTTCAGGCAGCGCAGGAAGGTGCTTTTACCGGAACCGGACGGGCCTACGATGAAGACCACTTCACCCCGGTCAATGTTCGTGGTGACATCGTTGACTGCCGGCACGGAGTTGAATTCCTTAACCAAATGGCTGATTTGGAACATGGGAGTGTTTCCGGGATGTTCATTCATTGTTTTTCAGTTTTCTTTCCAGTTTGCCGAGCATCCAGCAGACGCAGAGCACGTCCACAAAGCTCCACCTGCTCATGATTCAGCTCGGCAGACTCATACTCCCGGCTATTCAGAAAATCATGCCAGGAAAACCCCATTCCTTCTTCGGCTGCATCATCCTTCAAAAGAAGATACTCCATATAGCGGTGCAACAGCGTGCCTTCTGCGGCAGCCTCGGAACTCTCATCGGGACAGGACTTCTCCATCGTAAACGAGCCGGGGCATAAAGCCAGCCGTCCAAATGCGGACGCAGAGGGCAGCCCTTTACGTACATCTTCAACAGTATCGGTCATGTTGTCGTCTCCTTCCTATCCGATAAAGGGTTGCAGCTTGTCAGGATTGGCCGCCAGCTTTTCCTTCTGCTTGTCATTCAGTTCGTGCCATCCCTTCACCTTGTCGCCGCTGGCCTTCGCAATAGCCTTGTTCAGTTGATCTTCCGTACAGGAAAGCTCTTCCATCAGCCGGATGTGGGGCGGCGGAACTTCTACGTCGCCTTTGCCGGGAACCTCCGCGTCTCCCAGCTGCCGCGGGGAGTCAGCAACCTTCTCGGCATCCACAACGTCGCCCCCGGAAATCTCCCTGGACTTGAACAGGGGCGGCTTAATATCCGGCTGGCTCTTGCCGGCCATGTCCTCCGCTTCCCCCTCCACACTCAAGCCCAGCAACGCTTCCGGGCAATTCGTCCGGGCGAAAAAAGCCGCAGCACGGTACTTGTACATCTGTTCTGGCATCGTCTGCCACTTCTTCCCCCATCCTTCGGCCTTCACCATCTCCGGGGTAATCCAAGTTCCGTAAACATTCTGCCCCGTTTTCAGCTGGGCACACATTCTCACCCCCTTCTGAAAATCCTCTTCATTACGGTACTCGAACCAAGTCGCCGAAAACTTCGGGCAGATATTCACAAGAGCAATGGCAAACTGTCCGGACCAGGACGGGCGGTTCTGAACCACGTAAAGATTCTGCATGATCATCAAAGGATCCATCCGCAGCCGCAGGGCTGTATTCAGGGCGATGAAGCAGGAACCGGGGTTATTCTGGTAGGTGGTCGGCACCATGCTGGAAGATGCAAGCATCTCGGCGGCCTGCTTCGCCATCTGGAACTGTTCACTGTTGGCAAACGCTCCCAGTATGGACAGTTGCTGTCCTTGCTCTTGTAAAGTCAGGGATTCTGTTGTAGGGGTATTCACGTTATTAGTATTCTATTGGTTAGCTATTGATAACAGGCCGGGGACCAGTTGGCGCTGGCCCCGGCCAACTCACTATCGGTCGATTTCTCCGGTGAAGGAGGATTTTGTGCACATGCACACGGCGCCGCGGTGAATCCGGTTCTCCGGCAGATCCTTTGCCAGCTTGTCGGCAATATCCTTAATCGCATTGCGTTCCGGGATGTCCGCGCGGACAAGCTGGTACACAAAATACAGCTTCCCGTCAGCCAGGCGCACACGCAGGCGCACCTTGATTTGATACGTGGTATCTCCTTCGGCGCCCCGGATAACCGGAATCGCAATTGTGAACTCGGTAGGAACATTCAGTTCGCCGCTCTTGGAATCCACCGTTTCGTTATAAGTCAGCTTCGTTTCGCCGTCGGATGCCCGGTAGGCAGACTTAAACTCCACCTTGCGGTGCATGTCGAACTTGCTCGCCAACGTGAGCATTGCAGACGGGGTGGGCTCCATCACGTCCTTGCTGTTCTCTTCAAGGAATTCAACAAAATCCTTTTGAGACATAGCTTGTCCGTCGTATTTGGTCCAATTCTCCCACTCCACCGTCTTGTTGAGCTGCATGGTGGCTTGGTGGTCCCCCCATCCATTACCATCGGGGGAATAATAATTGAGCACGGCGCATACTTCTCTGTCGCTCACGTAAATCACGCTCCTGACGCCATTTTCGGCATCTTCCGCCTTCACGAAATCTGCCAGCGTTTCCAGGTCCAGCAGCTGAACACTGCCGGCCTTGCGAGGGGGCGTATTGCCCAGGCAATCCAGATGATACAGGGTATATCCATCCGGCACGACGGCGGCACGGCCATTCGCCACTTCCTGCACGCGGACGGCTGCCAGAGTTTCTTCGTTCAAGTTATCCATATAATTTAATTCTATAATGTTTATGTTGTTATACAGTGTTGTTGGAAAACTTAAGCCTGCTTCACCTTCCTGGGAGTATCGGCGGCATCAACATCGGCAGCAGCCGGGAATGTCACCTTCACAGGAGCATCCAGGTCCAGTTTCCCCTGGGCGGGGTCGTCCGTATGCAGGGCGCCGGAGGTATCGGCAAACATAATGCGCGGGGCAATCGTCGGATCCGGGATGCTGGCCGTAACCTTGGGTTCAATGACTACTTGATTCACGCCGCCTTTGCGCTTCACATTCAGCTTAAGAGTCAGGGAACCATTATTCCCGGTTGCCAGCACAGCGGAAACAAGGCTGGTCATCTTGGTGTCCAGGGCTTCCAAAAGAGCCCCTTCGTTAATCTCGGAAAGTCCTTCGAAAAAGACATCTCCGGGTACTTGTCGTTTAGTTACTTCACTCATGATGCTATCTATTGGTTATTGCTTTCCACGATCCGCGTGGGGCGGGACGGTTTTTCCAAACCGTCAAAAGCTTTCATGGGAGTGGGAGACTCCGGGCAAAACCCGGAATGCGGGCTCTTGCCGGCCTGCAGCTCGGCGTTGTCCAGCTCCACCGACAGCCAGAACAGGCACGCAGCGGAAAGACCAAAGGAGCAGGCCCCCAAGAACTTGAAAAAGGTATTCATGCCGCAGCCCCCTTTCTTCTTCTGCGCGGGGGAAGAATATTCATATCCACTCCATTCACTTGAGGCTTCTGTGCATGATCCTGCTGGTGGATATAGCGCCATACAGACAGGGCAGGGAACTCATAGGGGCATCCGGCGCTTCCTGTTCCGGGCAACGCCTGAATGCTGCCATCCTGGACAAGGGCAAGAATGCGCTCTCTTCCCCAGCCCGTCATGAACCTTACGTCATCCAAAGTGACAACTACCTTGCCGCGGAAGGCGGCAATCGCCTGCGCCTCGTCGGAATCAGGCAATCACCACCCGTTCGGCTCCGGTCTTCTCATCCGTCACTGTGCGCGTGATCACCTCCGCCGCGTCAAAACGCCCCTGGGCCAGGGCCTGGTTCACCGTCACGTCCCCGGCCAGCAAATGCTGCGTGTAGAGGATATCACTCTCCACCTGCTCGCTCACAAACGCCTGTAAATAAGCCGTCATCTGCTCGCCGTCCATCAACGTGTAAGAAGGGGCGTTCTCTTCCTGCCCCTCTCTGGAGACGGAAGCATCCTCCCGCGGCGCTTTCGTGCTGCGCGCTGGAGCATACACCCGGAACATCCCCTCCTGTTCCGCCGGCTCCACCCGCGGCACCATGCCGGCATCCTCGGCAGCCCTCCACGCGTCCAGCTCCCTCAAAGACTCAATGCGTTCGCCGCTCAACATCTCCCGTCCGGCTTCCCTGGCGCGCTCCCTGGCAGCTTGCGGGTTCTCCAACAACTCCCTGTGTAAATTTTCCGTCGCCCTCCGCAGCACGCTTTTCATGTCAGGCTGCTTCATGGCATCCAGCAATCCGGCCTCCGTCCCGCCGGAATCCTTGTAAGCCGTCAGCATATCCCGGAACCGTGCGCTATCCCTGCTTAACTGTCCATAATTCAGAGAGGACATGCCAATGGAAAATAAGGCAAGAGCCGCGAACTGCTCAGGCTCCAGCATGGCTTGCATATCCTGAATGTATCCTGAAAAAGTGGCCTTCCCTCGCTCGTCATTCAGGAATATGCCTTCCGCGCTCCGCATGATGAACCCTGCCGTGGGCTCAAGAAGGGCTTCCTCCGCCACGCCCATCAGCGTATGAGCCGCCAGTTGCGCTTTGGGAGAAGACGCAAACCTTGCCCGCCATGAAGCAGGTTTCCCGCGTCCAGCCCATTTTGTCAATCTCCCAAAACCCGGAACCATCCTGCCCATGGCGCCGAAAGCAATCATCTCCTCCATGAAATCCGCTGCACCAAACAAGCCGGCGCGCTGTTCGTTTTCCAGCATATCCAACCCCATCATGGTCCCCTCTTCCCGCAGCCTTTGCATCAAGGAGCCTCCAGCGACGCCGAACTTGGTTGCAGCTCCACCCAACCGGGCGGCTCCAGCCATCCTGCCAAGACTTGCAGCCTTAAAAAGGCCGCCATAAGGAACAAGAAAGGTGGACGTATCCCCCACAATTCCTCCAAGCTTGGAAGATACACGCTGAAGAACGCTCCTTTCCGGACTGTTGAGATAATCATCCTCCGCCTCCTCCATCGTTTGAACAAGATCCTTCTCCCAGCTGCGCTTAATCGCCAGAAAAGCCCTGTCCTTTTCAATTTCCTTTCGCGCCTCCTCCATACTCAATCCTGCCGCAATCTTATCGGGCATCCTGGCGGCAACATTTGAGGCGGCTTCTGCTTCACCCAAATGTTCCAGATTGCGGAGGCCACTCTCAAAAGCTCGTTTCCCACGCGCTATGGAAGACTCCAGAAAACCGGAAGAACTTTCATCTCCATTGAACTTTACCTGATTAAACTTGGTACGCGCCAGTTTTCGGGAATCATTATACAAAATATTCAGCAGCATTTGCCTTGCCGCCTCGTCATCTCCCACACAAACAGCCAACTTGCTGATTACCTGGTCGTCGTAAAGCCGGTCTCCGCCCATGTAAGCCGCCACAGCTTCATACCCTCTCCTGGCCTTGCTCACACTCTGCCATGGAATACCTGCCTCCCCAAGCATCTTCGCCTGCTCGGGAGAAAGATACACGCTCTTTCCTTTGACGTAATCTTCCAAGAAGGGAGAAATATCATTGGAAAACTGCTCCAGGGCCGCCCTCTTCCTCTCCTGTTCCTTCCGGACGCCCGAGCGTTCCCGGTCAAACAGCTTCCAAATATCGGCATCCGTTCGGATGCCATTCAATTCATCCTGGCCAAGACTGGAAAAAAGGCGCATTCTGGCATCTCCTTCCTTGTCGCCAGGCCGGGAATAAAACTCGTTAAGCAACTTGTCTCCGCGCACCAGATCCTTGCGTTCATCGGGAACCTTTTCAAAAGCCTTCACCCACTCCTCGCCATAAGCCTCCACAGCCTTCTTTCTGGCTTCGGGATGCGCCTTCCAATCCATAGCTAAAGCATCCAGACGAGACAGCTTCTCCTGCTCCTGTTCAAGAGAAAATTTGATGACGGGGTCCATAAACCCGCGGTTCATCAAACTCCTGCGGAACCCCTCCATTTTCTCCTCCAAAGCATACTTGGCGGGACTGTCTCCCATGGTTTCATAAACGCGCAGAGCGTCGGAAAAATCCTCCGCTCCTTCAATCTCCGGAACATCCAGTTGAATAGATATTCCGGATTTTTCTACCCCGTCTTCCACTCCAAATCTGACAGGAGAAGACTCCTTCTCTATTATATTCCCAAGATTCCTCTCTTCCAATTCCTGATGGAAAAGATCAACAGCGTCGGATGATGCGGAATCAACAGCCACCTGCGGCGTCTCTATCTCACGGGCCGTTTTCTGTACAGGAATTCCCGCCAAACTTTGTTCGCTAAAAGAAATGTTATTCATAAAAAATTAATAGTAAAAGTTAAAGAGAATCGTAATAGCGACTTACCCCTTGAATCCAATGCTTATTCAATCCGCGCGGATCATTCCCGGCTCCTGCCGGAGCGTACTTCCCACCAATGGCGGCAATCGTCGTCAACCCCTGGTCCAGATAATGCTTCCTCAACATGCGGGCGGCGTAATCAATGCTCTCTTCCACGGAGGAAAAAGCGCGCGGTCCCCCTCCATTCGGGCTGATGCCCATGGCGTTATTCTTGCGCAGGAAAGCGGCGCTCGTTCCCTTGCCGGTCTCGTGCATGGAAATAGCTATCAACAGCTTCGGATCTACTCCATACTTCTGACCAGAATCCATAAACGCCTGTTTGTAAGGAAGAAGTCCCTTTAGATTAGTCTCATTCTTCAACTTCACAGCCTTGCCGGCAGGAACTGCCGCTTCCTGGGCTTCAAGCAAAGGACGAGCTTCACTTTCACGTAAAATGCGCATATCCAACTCATACGACTCATTCAGATTATATTTACCTCGGCGTGCTGCCGCATAAGTCAGTTGGGGGGTATCCCCATCGCACACTCCCACCACACAGGCAACTTTCAAATGCTTATTATCATAAGTCAACACCACCGCATCTTCACCTTCCCTCACCCCTTCCATCATGGAGCGCGGTAGCAGAATCCCATCCGGTAAATCCTTTCGGGTCGTATCAAACCCCACAGAAACCCTCTGTAATGGTTCTTGTTGTTGAGTACCACTCAATTCAACTACTTCCCCTTGTTTTGCCTTCCATACGTCAAACTTATTCTGTTGCGCTCTATAGCTCCATTCTCGTGCTTGATCCATTAAAGAAGGCCCCTCGTCCTCAAAAGAAACATTGCTGTTCCCGGTAATCTCACGCGTAAGGCTAATCAACTTCACCTGCTGCTCCGCCTGGGTGGCCTCCTTGCCTTCGGTTGTCCGCCAGAAATTGAACCGTTCCTTAATCTGGGCTCTCAATCCATCCGCATGAACCGCACGCGCATATGCCATATACTTATCCCTGGCCTTTTCTGCATCCTCCGTTCCCGTCAACCCCAGCTGCCCCATAAACTCGTCACGGAACTTCCCGCCGGATTCCCATCCTTCCTTATTGCTGTAGGGCTGATTCTCTGCGTTGAAAGCTCCTTGATTCAGTAATAATCCTCTTTTCTCCAGCAAATACAGACGGGAATCAACATCCAAATCAGGAGTCTTCAACGTCTTGCGTATCTTCTCCGCCTCTGACCATTGTCTATTCAAAAACTCCTTGGTTATACCAGCGCTCTCATAACGGCCCAGGTATTTATCTATGTACTTCTCTCTGGCCAACTCCATCCCTTCGTCGGACAAAGACGGATTAAATGCTCTGGCTTCGGCAATGGCTGCCGCCCTTATCTCGTCGATTACTTCTCCCCCTCTGCCTGCCTGCATGAAAACGCCCCAGCGGATTTCCTGGGCTGTGTAATTCCCGGATTGGGCCAATTCATTGGCGCGTTTCTTTTTGTTACTGGACTCAGGAACCGTCAGCACAAAGGATCTGAAAAAATCATGAGAAGCCTTGTCTCTTCCAGCAGCAAGCCCGCGCCGCATTTCCTCAAGCTCGGCCGGAGAAAACTTATTCCTGTATTCTTCACTCCACAACAAATCATAAGCGCCTCCCGGGTTAGTCGCGGCCAGGTTCTTAAAATGATGGAGGGCTCCAGACTTATCAACACGGGAAATGCCATTCCTCATCGCGGTTTCTGTAATAATGCCGGCTTGATGGGCTTGGACATACCGTCCCTTGGCGGTTATATAATCTCCTCGGTCCAAATCCCCCTTCAACCCTTCCTCAAAAGCCTGTCTGGACTCCTGAATCTGCCCCTTAAGCATCAACTCGGAAGCCCTCCCCTGGAGTCGGCGCATCACATCCTGCTGTCTGGCTCCGAACCTGGCGGCCTCCTCCTGGGAAACAAAACTCCCCTTCAACTCGCGGAACTTCCCTTCGTAATTCCGTACAAACGTATTCAGGGCGCTCTCTTTCAGCCTCCCGTCACGATCGTAAAAAGACAGCTCATGACCGCGGGCAAACCCCAATCTCCGGGTCATCTCCTGCTCAAACTCGCTGGCCAAATCATTCATCCGGCCTTCCAGCCGCGTCTGCTCGCCGAAATCCTTCATGCACTGGTACTGGTGGGCAACATCAGACACAAACTCCTGGGCATTCTGCAGCGCCCTCTGAACGGGCTTGGAAGAAACATCCGGCATCTGGACCGGGGCAGGGGTGGAGGAAGCCGCATTCATCCGGGCTCCTCCGTACATGGGTTGCTGTAAATCACTCATCTTCTTTCATCTTGAAACGGTTAAAACTTAAAAACCTGGTGATGGAAATCTCCTTCCAGTCCTCGCGCCCGCGGATGCAGCGCTGCCACCTTGCCCGGTCAAAACGCCCCTGCACCAGACAAGCCAGCTCCCTGACGGCCTCCATGCGGCCGTGGGCAAAAAGAACAATCAATGTCCTGGGAGACTCCGGATCCGGCACCCCCGCAAAAAACAACGAAGGGCAGCACCACACGATCCCTCCTCCCGCGTCCGCCAGGGAAACGGTCTCCCGGAACCAGCCTGGGCGCTGGGCTTCCATCAGAAAAAAAGCCTGCTGCATGGGAGAAACGCTCATCTCTTTCCAAAACCCATGAAATTAGCCAGCAGGGAATCCCTCAACCTGTTGGAAGACTGCATGCTCCCCGGCACCATCCCCCCCAGGGAACCGGAAAGGGAATAAGCATTCATCATCCCGGAAAAAGCCCCCTGGGTTCCTCCCACCTTAGCTCCCCACTCATCCCCGCTCTCGGTAACACCCCCCAGCAACCCGCCACCGGACATTCCTGCCGCCCCCATGACACCCCCCGCCACCGTCAGGGCCGTCTGGATCATGGCAGAACCAAGGGCATTCTGTGAAAGCATCTTATACTGGTCCGCCTCGCTGCGTGCCGCCATCATGGCCAGATCCCCCTGGTATCGGGCGGACTCCGCGGCAAACCGCTTATTGGCATCGGAAACAGCGTTGGAAAGGGCCGCGTCCCCAATGGCGCTCTCCCACACATCCGCCACCGCCACCTCCGCCTGGCTGCCGGAACCCTCGGAAGTAAAACCGGATCCGCCGCGCTGTGCCCGTACAGACCCCATGGCGGCATTCTGATTCTGGCGCATCCGCTTCATATTGCGGGCGGCCAGGTGGGAATCGGAAACCGCCTCCGCCTCCAGGGCGCGGGCCTTCTTCTCATAAGCCGCCTGCGTGGCGCGCCCGTTGCTCAAAGCCGCCTGCCCCTGATACTTATACTGCTGGGAACCCCCGAAATCGGAACTCATAACATCAGAAAATGGAACTGCTTAAAATCTCTGTTAAAGGATCCTGGTCATTGGAAGAATGCTGGCAGGTGTCCCAATAAAGGGCCTTGCTTAAAAACGCCTCCCCCTGTGCCTCCAAAGCGGCCGCAAGCTGGGGAGAAGAAGCCAGCTTCAAAGCGCACCTGCCCGCCAGAAGAAACACAACGCCCTTGATAAAAAACGGACTGTGATCCGGCAGCACTTCGGAACGGGCCACCTCGTCGGAAAGATAATCCACCACCAGTTTATCAGTCCCGGCGGCGCGCTTCCCGTAACGCTCAACCACCAAATCACGCCCCTCAATGCGGAACAAATCCGCCCCCACATACAGCACGCGCAGGCAATCATCCGGAATCGGATGCCTCATAACGGAGCGATCCATCTCAACACGTTTGGTTGCCCAGGTCCATGCCCCGAACAACAGCGCTTCCCGCAACACGGTAGGCCACCACAAATCAACGGTGCGACCGGCTGGGGAACCCTTCACATACTCCCGGTCCCCAAACTGGGCCAAAGCCTGGTTAAAAACGGTCACCTTATCCATTTGAGGCATCATGCCACATCCCCAGGCCTGATGAATACAACCGTAACTTGAACAAATGAAAAAAAGAAAGGGCGCCCCGCACAGCAGGACACCCCTCCGAACCAATAGTCAACGCAAAAAACTAACCGGAAATCCCCACCAGCTTATTATAATAATCGGTAGCCTCCCGCCACTGTGGATGCGAAGGATCGGCGATCGCCTTATAATAACGGTGATTGGGGTCGGACAAAATAGCTTGAGCCTCGTCGGCAGGATCCGTCTTCGCCGGAATCTGGCCGCCGCCCTTCAAGCCTCCCTCGCCTGTCAGCCGGGAAATGGCGTGCAGAACGCGGAACCCGTCCGGACTCGCAAACACAGCCATCTTCTCCATAGAAACGCCGGACTCCACGGAAAGCTTCCGGGCAAACGCCTTGGCGGCAGAAACATTCGTCTCATACTCCGCTCCCCATTCGTCCTTCAACGCCTCGTCAGCCTCCTTAAAAGCAGCCTCCTCGTCCGCGCGGATGCTGGCGGCCACCTCGGAAAGAAACTTCCCGGCGGCATCGGCCGGCAGCCCTGCCGCCCTGGCATGACCCTTCAACATATCTCGCAGGGCATCATTCTCCACAAACCCCTCTCCAAAATCAATCTCATACTCGGTCTCCTCCTGCGGAGAAAGCGGGGGAGGACTGCCGGGATCCGGATCGGGCTGTTCCGCACCCCCTGAAAAATCGTAGGGATTGGACGGGACTGGAGGATTCGCGGGAGGCGGACTGTCCACGGGACTTGCCGGGGGCGGCGCTCCGCCGCCGGGGCCTTCACCTTCGCTGCCGGGAATGGCCTCTTCCCTCAGGAACCTATTGTGGAATAATCTATTGTATATCATAAATCAGGGTTATATTGTTCGATCTCGTATTTCACCCACAGGAGCATTTCCCTTTGGGCGTCTCGGCGCATCGCGTCAAGGGGGTCGTAGGAACCAGCCTTCCCTTGAAAGCAGGGCAAATTCGTCTGGAACTCCTTCTCTAAAATATCCAGCACCTCCGGAGTAAAAGCCTCCTTCAGCGCGGCTCGCCTCCGGTTGAGCCTCTTGAGAAACTCAACCTGTTCCGGTGTCGGCTTATCTTCAAACATATTCATCATGAATCCGTATTAAACTGTGCGGACGCCGCGGCGCTATCCTTGCCGGCTCTGGCCAATTGCTCCGCAAGGGCGGCCTGACGCATCTGATCCTCCTGCGCCTTCTCCTCCTCAACCATCTTGCTATTCTCGGACGCGGACACAATGCACTTGGACGGGGCGCCGGAACTGTCCCACATAAACCGCAACACCTCCCATGCCTTCATGCGCTTGGCAATGCGGGTATCGCCCGAAACCTGGATATACTTCGCCAACCCATTCAACACCCCCTCAAGGCCGTACCTCTGCAAACGGTCAAATGCCTGGGCAATCTTGCCCAGATAACGGGTGCGGGGAGTCCGCAACTCAAACTTCCCCCCATCGGCGGAACGGACAAAAAACTCATCGGGCGCGTCGCCCGGAAGCACGGCCCCCTGCGTATTGCGGAACATCAGGCAGACAATGCGATTCATCATCGTCTGAAAATCCTGCGAAAACTGAATAAAAGAAGAAAAAAAGCAAATAATGCGTTCCGACTCGCGGGCATTCACCTCCGTAGCCGTCATCTCGCGGTCCACGCTTGAAACCACCTGGAGAATATCATTGAAAAACGCCTCCCTGATCAACTTCTCCTTCTTATCTTGCCGCTCCAGCATAAACCTCACATCCCCCACGTTCGCCCATTCCCTCGGCAACTGTGAACCAATAAGCTCATCCGGAACAACCGTCTTGCCTCCGGCCCGCAAATCAACCTCCTTTGCCATCTTAGCCGACACGATAACGCTGGGAATGGCCGCCCGGCTGCCGGCCACATCCATCACCCGATCCATCAGCAGGGTAGCCTTGATCTCCGGCAGCACAGCCTTGCCCGGAGCCTCGCCGTAAGAAGAAACGCCGCCCTTCAAAAAGCGCGTCACCAGAAAAGGAAACTCGTAAAAGCCGCCGTGGAAAACAATCTTCTCCGCCTCCCTGGCAATATACACGTCCAACCACTTGCGGCGGCCAGGCCTTACCATGTCGGAACCGAACTGCGCCCGGCTGTTGGGCAGTACAAGGTGAACAAACTCGAACATCTCGGTGTACCGCCTCTCCGCATTCTTATACGCCTCCTGAATCTTGACAGGCAGATTACCCAGCTTAAACATCTCCACGGCCTGCTGGGCAGTAAACTTCAACGTCCGCACCAGCGTATTCACCTCCCCGTGGGCTCCCTCGGCAATCGCATAAGTCCCGGTAGGAACGTGTTTGAACACCAGGGACCCGTCACGGGAAACATCTGCAAACATGCAGCCTGTACCCGTCAGGCAACGGTCTAGGTAAACCTCGTGGGCCGCCGCGTAGAAATTGGAATCCGCCAGCGCACGGTAGACGGCCTCCGTCGCTTTGCTGTACCAGTCATCCTCATCGGTGTAATCATCCCTTTCCTCCTGCGGCCGCAGGGAAAACCACTTCTGATCCATGGGAGTAATAAAAAGAAGATGAGCGGACGCCAAATTCAAAAGAGACTTATGCGCCACCGGAGAAAAACTGGACGCAGCCGTCATCTCATTAGCCTGTTCCTGCTGGCGGGCCTTCCCCTCCATCCTCGGCATGATGCGCCGGCGCAATTCATCCCAATCCCCGGAATTCTTATTCATCTCCGTGAACAGGGCGTCTGCCGTCCTCAATAAATCTTTAACATTTTCCATGAATCTCCTGTGTAAAAATCAACCCAGCGTCTTCCTCAGGCCAGCCAGGGAAGAAAGAGGATTACTCCGGTTCGTCGTATTACTAAGCTTCAAGCGGCGGCGGGCAGACGAATTCACCGCATCCTCCGCTTGGGAAACATCCTTGGTTTCCGTAGTAATAACCTTCTGCTCCGGGGCATTCGCCATGGCATCGGCCATAGCGTTGGCGGCGCTTGCCTGCTTCTTGGCCGCCTTATTGGCTCCATATCCCCCGAACGTGGCGATATTTGCCAGGGCCCCTCCGACAGCTTTTAATGGATTTGAACTCATAACAACTAATGGAAAACAACTAAACAAGCTCCTGCGCCACGCTGAACGCATCGTCGCAGCGGTTCAGCCAGCCCTTCCCGAACACAGGAAACTGCTTGCACGAACGGTAAAACGCCTGACGCTTCTCCTGCAGAGCGATAAGGAACACCGCTTCACCCGTGGCGGCCAGCTGGTCCTGTAGTTCCTGCCGGGTCTTGGGGCCGACAATCCCGTCCACCGTGAGACCGGCTCCGTGGACATTCAGCGCGCGCTGCAAAATCTTCCCGGTATTCCTGCTCCCGGAATTGAAAAAATGATCCCGCAGGATGAATTCAACGCCTGGAAAAGCGTCGGAACCCAGCCAGGAGCGCACGGCGGCGGTATTATCCAGGACATACTGAAGACAACCTTCCCAGGCCTCTTCACGCCTTCCGGCATCCAGCAGGGCCTTCAACCTGTTAAACACGGCCGGTTCAATGCCGTCGCAAATGCCGCAAATCTCCCACTTGCCTCCCTTGTCGGCGGCAGGAAGGCGGGAAACGCGCAGGGAATCCGGCCCGGTAACGCGGCTGTCTTCAAACCGGAGGATAGCCGCAGCCATCTTTCTTTCTGTAGGATTCATATTGTAAACTATTGATTATTAACTAAAGTGAACTTGTAAGAAAAACTTTACAGTTGGAATTAATCTCGCTGTTTAAGCTGTTGCTGGTGGTAATTCTCCAAATGCTGGAGACGGGTATCCATCGTCCGCAGGATCTCCGCCGTATGGGCCGCGTTGGTAGCCTGTTCCTTCACCACCTCGCGGAAATCCAGGTAGATGAACACGGCTATCACAAAACCGCCGAAAGTGACGATCTCACGCGTATAATCGCGGATCACTCCCAGATATTCCTTGAGGGGTTTGCACATGGTCTTATTTCTTGGAAGGTACGATCTGAACAACGGGAGGAACGTCCGTAACAGGCTGGGCCTGGGAATAGGAAATATGCCCCTGCTCAATGACGAGGCAGGAGCCGTCCTTACAGACCACCGTCTTTTCCGGCGTCACGTCCACGGAATGACCGCAGCCGGGTTGCGTCAGAATCCCCGCAGCAACCAGGGCCCCAATCACAGCTCCGGCGATGACTTTTGCCCAACTCTCTTTGATACCCCAACCGGT